TTGTTATTGTGACGTTTGTTCTTAAAATTATAGGAGAATATAAGTGAGAAGAAGAACTTTAAATCATGGAATAAAAAATAAAAGATACGAAAGTGGTCCATATTATAGAGACAGAAATATTATGCTAGATCAGAGAGAAAAACACCCTAATGTTGGGAATCCTCAAATGAGTAGAAGACAGAGATTGGGAATAAATAATGATAGCTATGCGCCTGCTCCTAGGATAAGAGGTGGGCATGGAAGAAATTTTGGTGGAAGAATATCACACAGACCGAATGGAAAGAGAGGTTGTTGTGGCAGTTAAACCTATAACAAATAAACAAGTAGTTGTTGGATCTAATGTAAATAGAGGTGAACAAACTAGTACTAAAAATTTAAAAGATAATAGTGGTAATAGAAGTCGTTCTTATATACCTGGAAGTAATTTATCAGAAAATTATGCTATAACATTAAAAGATGTAGATACTGCAGTTTTAAACCATGTTAAAAATGTTATGAGACCTAAAATAAGAGAAGCTAATGAAACTATAGATGTTACAGTTATGTATGGTAATGAAGAAAGGTGGAAGTCTGTAAGAAAAAGAGGAGTAATGAGAGATAAGAATAATTCATTATTACTTCCATTGATTATGTTAAAAAGAACAACTGTAGAAAGAAATACAGAACTTTTACAGGGAATGGAGCATGATGTTAAGAGACAGTACGCTGAAGTTTTAAGAACATCTACATGGTCTAAGAAGAATAGATATGATAGGTTCGCTGTTCAAACCGGAAATCAACCAATAAAACAAAATATACTGACTACTATGCCTAATTTTGTTAATATAACATACGAATTTATTTTATGGACAAATTTTATAGAACAAATGAATCCACTAATAGAAAGTTTTGTTGAACAAAATTATACTTATTGGGGAGATACTGTAGATTATAAATTTTTATCTACGATTGATAGTATATCAGATGCTTCTGAAATGACAGTTGACACGGAAAGAATAATAAAATCTTCATTTTCTGTTATTACAAAAGCATATTTACTTCCGGAGAATACTAATTCGGTTGTTACTAATAAGATTTCAAATATTAGAAAGAAACTATCTCCATCTAGGGTAGTATTTGGATTTGAAGGTGATGCTACTAATAAACAAGTAGGAAAAAAATAACGCGTTTTCTAAAAAAATATATATTTATATATGAACTAAAAATAATTAAAACGGAGGTTATATCCATATGGCAGAAGAAGTTAAATTTACTGAAGATGAAATGAAAACAATATCAGGTATTCAGAAAGATTATATTGATGTCCAGAGAGAGCTCGGTCAATTATCAATTTCTCGTTTAAGATTAGATACTCAAATTAATTCTATTGGCGATAGAGAAGGCGAATTAAAAAATAAGTTTGGATCTTTACAAGAATCAGAAAGAAATTTTATTTCTGAAATAAATTCGAAATATGGTGAGGGTGTATTGGATCCAGAAACTGGAACTTTCATTCCATCTCAAAAAAAGTAATATAAATTATATAAATATAATACGTTTTGAACATTAATCATATATTTATATATGATGAATATTATTGCGCAATTTATTATACCCACTTAAAACTTTAGGAGACCCCCAATGGCCGAAAAAATTATATCCCCAGGTGTATTTACAAAAGAAATAGATCAAACATATTTACCAGCGGCAATAGGAGAAATAGGAGCTGCTATCGTAGGTCCAACTGTAAAAGGTCCTGCTGGTATACCAACAGTAGTTAATTCATATTCTCAATTCCAAGCTATATTTGGTGACACATTTAAAAGTGGTAGTGACTACTTTCAATATCTAACATCTCATACCGCTAGAGAATATTTAAAAAGTGGTCCTTCTATGTTAGTAACAAGAATACTACCGAGCGGACATAGTAAAGCTTCATCACAAGTTTCTAGTTCGACTGTACAGACATCCGGTAATACAGCAACTGGATCTTTAGTATTTAAAAAAGTGGCACCTAATTTAGCTATTACTATTAAGGATACAACATTTACAGTTTTAGATCCAGGTGCAGTATCCATGTCTTTATTTCCAAATACTACAACTCAATTTTGGATTGCTTCTAGTTCATTGGCAACAGATGCTACTGCAGGTATTTCTGCATCAATTAATACTTTAGCATATCGTTTTGCTAATGCTTTAGCAAGTTCATCTTTAAATATAAGTGCAAGTGTTCAGGCTTCTGGTTCGACTAATGATGTAAAAATATATCTTACATCCTCATTAGCTGGAACCGGTGCAAATGTAACTGGTTCGACAAACGATGGTACTCAAGCTTATTTTGCTTTTGGAGGTGGCCCTGATGTGGTTACCGCGGCACAAGGTCGTTCATATGTATTAAGTGGTGGTACTACTGATTCAGCTACAGGTATATCATTTAAATTACATACCATAGGTGATGGAACTGTAGCTAACAGTACAAGTAAAAATAGTACTAATAATATTATTCCATCAGGTTCAAAAGATAATATAAGATGGGAAGTTTCTCAAAAGAATAATACTAAAGGTACATTTACTCTATTAGTTAGACGTGGTGATGATACTATCAAGAGAAAACAAATTATGGAAACTTGGAATAATGTTTCTTTAGATCCAAAGCAAAATAATTATATTGCTAAAATAATTGGTGATTCGGTATGGCAAATGAATGATGCTGGTTCAGCTAATCCATTCATAGCTATGAGTGGTTCTTATATGAATAAATCTAAATATGTTCGTGTTGAAGTTATCAAACAGACAGTAGATTATCTCGATGAGAATGGAAATCTTAGAATAACCGAATTATCATCTTCATTACCATCACTTGGTAGTGGTTCATTTGCCGGTGGATCTGATGGCGGAGCTAACTTTACACATCCACAGAAATTCTATGATAACATTACTAATACCAACAATCAAGGTTTAAATCTTGGAACTGCAGCTAAAGGTAAAACAGCTTACGAAGATGCATTAAATCTGTTAAAGAACCAAGATGAATATGACTTTAATTTATTATTATTACCTGGTATTGTTGATTTTCACTCCAATCATACTCCAATAGTAACTAAAGCTATAGATGTATGTGAGGGTAGAGGTGATTGTTTTGTAGTATATGATGCGGTACCTAAGGGAGCTTCTATCACTACAACTACATCACAAGCAGGAACTCGTGATTCAAATTACGCAGCTACATATTATCCTTGGATACAAACACCTGATTTAGAACTTGGTACGAATAGATGGGTACCACCATCAGTGGTGATACCTGGTGTGTATGCCTTTAATGATAAGGTAGCTCATCCTTGGTTTGCACCAGCAGGTTTAAATCGTGGTGGTATTGATACAGCTATACAGGCTGATAGAAAGTTAACTCATTCTAATAGAGATGACTTGTATAGTTCTAATGTTAATCCAATTGCTACATTCCCAGGTCAGGGTGTTGTCGTGTGGGGTCAGAAAACCTTACAGAAAAAAGCATCTGCTCTTGATAGGGTAAATGTTAGAAGGTTAATGATTAAAGTTAAGAAATTCATTGCAGCTTCTTCAAGATTCTTAGTATTTGAACAAAATAATTCATCTACTAGAAGAAGATTCTTGAATATAGTTAATCCTTATCTTGAACAAGTTCAGTCCAATTCTGGGTTGAATGCATTTAGAGTTGTAATGGATGAATCAAACAATACTCCAGATGTAGTTGATAGAAATATATTGTATGGACAATTATTTTTACAACCTACAAGAACTGCTGAGTTTGTGGTACTTGATTTTACAATACAACCAACTGGAGCAACATTTCCAGAATAGTCAGTAAATAAACTGAATAAGAATGGGGTTTATAGAAATATAAACCCTATTTTTTTATATGGATGGTATAACTCTGGAAAAATTTTGTCCCAAAAATTTTCTCCATAGACTATTATTAGTCTTTTTTTTTGTCTTTTTTCATATTTATATATGAGAATATAGTGTGTATTTAAACACTTTTAATACAACAGGAGAAATAAAATGGCTGAATTAATTGATGCTAATGATATAATGTTTACACCTTTTGAACCGAAATTAAAAAATCGATTTATAATGAATATCGATGGTGTTCCAGCTTATCTTATAAAAACTGCTAATAGACCCCAACTTACTTTTGAAGAAGTTACATTAGAACATATGAATGTAAAGAGATATGTAAAAGGTAAGGGTGCTTGGCAAACTTTAAATGTAACTCTATATGATCCAGTTGTCCCATCAGCTGCACAGGCAGTAATGGAATGGATAAGATTATCTCACGAATCTGTAACTGGTAGAGATGGTTATTCAGATTTCTATAAAAAAGACGTTAATTTTCAAATACTAGGTCCGGTGGGTGATGTAGTTGAAGAATGGACTTTAAAGGGAACTTGGATATTAGATGCTCAATTTGGTGATATGGATTTTGCAACAAGTGAACCAGTTGAAATTACATTAACACTTAGATATGATTATGCAATACTTCAATTCTAATTAAAATTATTACATAATGTTAAAAAGAATCCTCTTTTTGAGGATTTTTTTTATATTTGATATTTATTATTGATAATTAGGGAAAATATTATGCCAATAATAATAGAAAATTTTGACACCATTACTGAAGATGAGATTCAATCATATTCAGACGGACAAGATCTTGAACCATTTTCTTGGGAATTAACCAATGGTGAATTACATTTATGGGGGAATACTTGGAAAAAACAAGATATTACACCGGTAGCCATATCACCTGATACTGTGTGGCAAATATCTGTTTATTTGGACAATTATGATTCTACATCACAAACAAGTGAAATGCAGGGGTTTGGTGTAATTGATGATCAGGGAAATAAGTTAAGATATATGTTTGGTGGTACTACTGGACCTTCAGATTCTCTTCATTGGGGAGAATGGGTATATCAGGGAGCTTTTCCGGCACTACAATGGAATGATTATAGATTACCAATATCAAAAGATTTTGCAAGAAAATATGGATACAATACAACTATTATAGAAACTCTTTTTTATTATAATGATGATGATCCGCCAGCTGCCGGTGAAGAATTAGGAATGGGAGCTATATGGTTTGATGATGTTGTTGATATAACAGATGATTTGAATCAGACCGAATGTCCACCAACCATAGAAATTGAACATGAAGAACTATCAGACGGTGTATATCAATTTAATGCTATTTTAACTCATCCGTGTGAAAATTTTCCATTAGATGTATTTTGGGATTTTGGTGACGGAACTACTAGTGATTCTTTTGGATGGATAGAACATACATTTCCAGCAGATGATCATGATTATACTGTATTTGTAAAAGTAACAGATAATATAGGTAAGACAGATTGGGATTCTGTTAATGTGTCTGTGCCAACTGGTCCATCAACTTTTCCTGTAACTGTAGCTTGGACTGGAGACGCGATGTTTGCTCGTAGATTTGAATGTTGGGATTATCCGATATGTGGTGATCCTGGTATATTAGCTTATTATGATTCTGATTATTTGTTTGAAAAAGTAAAACCCCTACTTGATGAGGCTGATTTTAAAATTATTAACCTGGAAACAGCAGTAACTACTACGGCGGAAACGAATGTACATCCACAGAAAAGTATACCATTAAGATCTCACCCAGATACACTTTCAGGACTAGTTTATGCTGATATTGATTATGTTTCATTAGCTAATAATCATTCTGGAGATTATATGGTACCTGGATTGGAAGAGACTATTGATTCTATAAAGGAAACTGGAATTAGATTTTCAGGAGCAGGATTTAATTCTTATGATGCGTATATACCAGGATTTCTAAATATGAATGGAGTTAATTTTTCTATAGTGTCTGTTTCTGATAGGTCTTCTGAATATTGTGGAATTGCATGTGGTATGCCTAGATTGAATGCTGGATTTAATAAATTGGGGTTTGCTTATGCTGATATTTTTGATATGAGTATAGTAGCGGATGAAGTTTCTAATGTATCCGATTTAACTGCTGTATATTTACATGCTGGTCCAGAATATAATCAGTATCCACCAATGGATGATCCTAGTTTGGCTCGTTCATCTATAGATTTGACCAATTATGATCAAAATGAATTTGGATTTGTTCCAGTTCAATGGGCTGAACATGAAGATTATTATCCATTTAATGGTGG